AGCGTGCGGTTGGATTGCAAATTATTCAATTAGTTAATGCTAATTTAGCAACAATAAAGGAAGCTATTAAATGACGGAAGAAAACACAGGCGCAAATGATACAGTGACATCTAGCAACGATACAGTTGCAGCGAGTAATGCTGACACTGTGGTTTCTGGCGCAAGTGATACAGTTGTTTCTAGTGGGAATGACACTGTTGTTGCTAATGAGTTTTCATGGAATACCTACCTTGATGGAATTAAACAAAAAGATGAAAAGTTATATAATGTCGCAAAAACCGCATCAAGTGTTGATGATGTAGTTAAGCAGAATTATGAATTACAAAAGCGCATTTCTCAAGGGTTCAAAGAGCCTGAGTTGCCTAAAAACGCAACTGAAGCGCAAATCAAAGAATATCGTGAAAAGATTGGAGTTCCTGCTGCGCCAAATGAATATAAGTTCCCTGAAAACGTTGCAGTTAAAGAGGAAGATAAGCCGTTATGGGATTTATTTGGTAAGTTTGCTATTGAAAACAATATATCGCAAAAAGATTTTACTAAGCTTGCTCCTGCTTATTATGCTATGGAAGCATCAATCCGTGAACAGGCAGAAAAAGACTTCAAAGAGGTAACTCGTTCTCAAGATGGAGCGATTAAAGAATTATGGGGCAGTGATGCTGCCGATAATATGAAAGCAAATGAGGCTTTCTTAATTAATGCTGGTGGTGAAGAATTAGCACAAATGTTGCTTGGTGCGACAAGTGCTGATGGTAGACCTCTAGGAAATAACCCATTGGTTGCTAAGTGGCTTAATGAACAAGCTAGAGCCTTTGGATATGCTGATGTGATGAGCGCAGGAAAAAGCGACGGCAAAAGCATTGACGACCAAATCAACGAAATCTTGCAACGCAAGACTTCCCCTGATTACTACCATGTTAAGAATAAAGCAAAGGCTGATAAAGACCATGCTGAATATCTTAGATTGTTAGAAATTAAGGAAAAGTTGAAAAAGTAAGTTTTTTTTAATTAAAAAGCCTGTCGGTTTGCGGAGAAAGCCTTTAATGGATAATTCGCAAGCAAACTCTAAGGATAAGTTTAATTAAGATATTTTAACCAATATTTTAATCATTTTTATATAAAGGAGTTTGTTATGCCAGCTTTAAGTCCTGTGCAACAAATTGCGTATCGCACAGAAGCGATTGCTCAATTTGAATTAAAAGAAGCATTATTGCGTGATACTGTTACCATTGAAGATGTAGATAAAGGCGAGACTGCCACGTTTGCTATTTATGGTTTAGCAGGTAAAACTGCGGTTACTCGTGACCTAAATGGATTAATTCCGGGGGATAGCATTAATCGCTCTCAAGTTACCGCAATTATGCACGAGCGTCATTTTGTAGCGGAGCATACCGATTTTGACGTGTTTGCATCTCAAAGCAATACAATTAAAGCAATGCAACAAGGTATGTCTGTTATTTATCGTGACCATGATAAAGAAATTTTGACGGCGTTAGGTGCTGGAAATGGACATCAATTAACATCTGCTGGATTGAGCTTACAGGATATTCTTAAGTCTGTTGCTCGTTTGGCAACCAATAAAGCAGCAAAAGATATTACTGCTGTTATTACCCCTGCTGCATCAGCTTATTTACATCAAATTGATAGCTTCACTAGTGCTGACTACATTGATACGAAAGTGTTTGGTGATAGTAATGCTATGATGGCTTTTAAGTGGATGGGCGTTAAGTTTATTGTTCACCCTGAATTAACTGGAGTAGGCACATCTAGTGCAAAATTATTTGTTTATGCAAAAGAGGCAGTAGGACACGCTATTGCTCGTGGTAAATTGGATTTCACTATTGACTTTGATAATCGTCATGCTTTTCATTATACTCGTGCTAGCTCTGCTCATGCTGCCGTTGTTCTTCAACCTGCTGGTGTTGTTGAGATTACTCACGATGACACTGGAATGATAATTGCTTAATTTAGGAGGATTAAATTATGGCTTATTCAACTGCAAATCTTTCTTTAACGGAAGTGGGCGGTATTGGCGGTATTCGTCAACGCTCTTGGAAATATGAAAGCACTGATGCTGCAACTGTTGTGCGTGTAGATGGTTATATTGCCGATGCACGTGACCGCGGTATGCAGGTAGGTGACATTGTCTATGTTCGTGATACTGACGCAAGCCCGAACGCAACGCAAATTATGACTGTTGCTGCTATTAATGCTAATGGCTCTGCTGATTTATCAGACGGCGTTGCAATTACCGCTACCGATAGTGATTAATTTATTATATAATAGGGAGGGGATTTATTTCTCCTCTCTATTAACAACTAAAGGAACTTTATGCAAATAGATTATTCTGATTTACGAAATGGCAATAATAACGTGATTATTCACTTGTATCGTGCGCCTGTGCATGTAACTGTTGAAGAATTGCTTGATAGTTCTACATGGGTTAATGTCGCGCAAAAATTAGACAAAGAACATATTATCCAAGTAATTTGGGAAGATATGAGCAAAGAATGTGAGTTTAGGGTTATTTCTAAGCGTGACAAAATAGTTACTCTTAAATTGCGTGGCGAAGTCATTATTTATGATGATAGCCAAGAAACAAAAGCTGGCAAGTTTAAGGTTGAATGGCGTGGAAAAGGTAAGTTTTGTGTGTTTTTAGATGGCGCAACAGACCCTATTTTGCGTGGTTTTGACACAAAAGAGCAAGCACTAACTGAGGCGCAAAAACTAGCGGCATAACATGGCAGATAAATTGCAAGTATATAATGGTGCATTACTTCATTTAGGCGCAAAAACACTTGCAACTTTAACTGAGGAACGAAAATCACGCCGTGTGCTAGATACAATATGGGCTGCGGGTGCGGTTCGTTACTGCTTACAGCAAGGTTATTGGAACTTTGCAACTCGCACCATTAAGATTGACGCAACGCCTAGTGTTGAACCTAATGACTTTGGTTATAGGTATGCGTTTCCGCAACCTAGTGACTTTGTGCGTATGTTATCTATAAGCTATGGTGAATATATGGATATTCCACTTAATCGGTTTGTTGATGAAGCGCATTATTGGTTTGCGGATTATGATAAATTATATATCTCATATATATCTGATGATGTTTCTTATGGTGGTTCGCTTGGTGATTGGAGTGAGAGTTTTACAAGGTTTGTTGAATTATACTTAGCGCAACGTGCTGCGCCTTCAATTACTCATGATAGCACTATAGTTGCTAAAATAGAAAAGCTTTATAAAGATGCTTTAAGCACCGCAAAAACTAAAGATGCAACTAATCAAGGGGCGAAAGAAACTCCGCTTGGTGCATTAGCTAGCGCACGATTGAATGGGCGCAGAAGTGGAACTCGTAGTTCTGGTGGGTGGTTAATGTAATGGGCGCAAAACGAAACATTATCTTAAATCGCTTTAATTATGGTATTGTTTCAAAGCTAGCATTTGCACGTCGTGATATTCCAAAACTTGCACTTGCAGCCGAAGAGCAAACTAATATTATAGGGCGCACACTTGGAGCTGGTAAGTTTCGTGCTGGTATGCAATATTTATTTAACACGTTTAATAATTCTAAAGTTAGATGCGTTCCATTTGTGTTTGCTGTAGATGACACGGCAATTTTAGAGTTTAGCAATAATATTTTACGTCCTTTAGTTGATGACCAACCTATAACAATTCCCGCAACTAATACAGTTATAACTAACCAATCTTTTGCATCTGATTTATCTGGGTGGACTGCCAATGATGATGCGGGAGCGTTATCATATCATTCTACTGGGTTTATGGTTTTGAAAAGCCAAGGCGTTGCATCAACTGCCCGCAGGTGGCAATTAATAAGTGTTGCAGTTGGTGATAGGAATAAACGCCATTGTGTGAAATTAACTGTTGCTCGTGGTGAAGTTAAAATAAATATTGGTAATACTTATAGCGATGGCGCATATATAAACGCAACAGTTGCAAGTGGTGGCACACAATCTACAAGTTATTATTATTTTACATTTGTTCCCACTGGTAATTTTTATATTCAATTATCTAATGATAAGAATTATGCTGATAGTTTAATTGATAGCATTGAAATTGTGAATAATAACACAACAGAACTTGCAACGCCATTTGCCGAAGCTGATTTGCCATTTATTCGCACAACTCAAGTGAGAGATGTTGTTTATGTTGCTTGTAAAAATAAAAATCCTAAAAAGATATTGAGATTTAGTAAATATAGTTGGGGCATAGAAGATTTTGCTCCTTTAGATGGGGTTTTTGATTTAATTAACACGTCTGATATTACGATTGCACCAACTGCATTATCTGGGCAGGTTAATCTGATTTCAAATGCAAGTTATTTTAATACTTCAATGATTAATTCTTTAATTAAAATCACATCTAGTGGTCAACAAACCAATAATGTTTTAACTGGTAACAATCAATTTGGTGATTATATTCGCCTTACTGGAGTTGGTGCAAATAGAAATTATAATGTGATTATTTCTGGCGCATGGACTGGTATAATTTCATTGCAGCGTGCAGTTGGTGAGCCTAATGCTTGGGCTGATACTGGCACTACTTTTGCTGTTAATACAAATGTTATCCGAAGCGATGGCGATGATAACGCAATAGTTTATTATCGGTTGGCTTTTGTTAGTGGTTATGGCTCTGGTTCTGCAACAGTGCAATTATCTATAGGTTTAGGAAGTATTACAGGGGTTGCTCGTATCATAGGTTATGTTTCACCAACGAACGTGATTGCTAGTGTATTAAAACCATTTGGCGGTGTCGGAGCAACAATAAACTGGTATCAAGGAATATGGCGTAATGGTAATTATCCTTCTGCCGTGGCAACACATGAGGGGCGTTTATGGTGGGCTGGTAAAGATAGAATTATTGGTAGTTCATCGGACGCATTAGAAAGTTATGATGAAGAAATAGAAGGTGATATTGCGCCAATTAATGTTATTATAGGTTCTAATGGGAACGATACAATAAACTGGTTGCTGCCATTATTTCGTTTGGTTATTGGTGGTGAATTAGCAGAACGCACCGCCCGCAGCACATCACTTGATGAGCCTCTAACGCCAAGTAATTTTAGCTTAAAAAAAGATGGAACTCGTGGTAGTTCACCAGTTGAAGCGATTGAAGTTGACCAGTCTGGATTTTTTGTGCGTAATAATAGGCTTTTTAATCTTGCTCCAAGTGATAGAGTGGATACATCATATCAAGCTAAAGATGTAACGCTAATTGCGCCTGAAGTTGGAATTGGTGGATTTATTCGCTTGGCAGTGCAACGTTATCCTGATACTCGCATTCATGGCTTGCGTAACGATGGTAAGGTTGCTTTATTTGTGTTTGATGAATTAGAAGAAGTGCAATGCTGGCAAATAATAGAAACAGACGGCGTAATTGAAGACATTTTTATATTACCAGCCGAAGCTAATGCAGAAGAAGATAGGGTTTATTATGTTGTGCGTAGAATTATTAATGGCAATACAGTTCGCCATATTTGCAAATGGTCTTTTGAAAATGAATGTGTTGGTGGCACGTTAAACAAACAGGCGGATAGCTTTATTGTTTGGAATGGTAGCGGTAACGTAATTAATAAATTATCCCATTTGGAAGGTGAGCAAGTTGTTGTATGGGCTGATGGCAAGGACTTTTCAAAAGGATATGGCAACAATCAAACGTTATACACTGTATCAGGTGGGCAAATAACCTTGCCTTCACCAGTAACGCAAGCGGTGGTAGGGTTGCCATATAAAGGGCGGTATAAATCAAGTAAGCTAGCATATTTTGCTAATTATGGTGAGCCTTTGACTTTTACCAAACGCATAAGTCGGCTAGGAGTAATTTTACTTAATAGCCATAATAGATGTTTGCGCTATGGTCAGGATTTTGCAGAAATGGACGAGTTGCCGTTAAAATATGAGGAAGCATTAATAGATGCTGACACTGTGTGGGAAGATTTTGACGAAAATGTTATTGAATTTGATGGCGATTGGAGCGGTGATAGTCGCATTTGTTTAGAGATGCAAGCACCACGTCCATGCACTATTTTAGGCGTAGTTATGGGGCTAGAAACAAATGACGCAATATAGCATTCGTGATACGGTTGATGATGATTTTTTATTAATATGTGGTAAAGTTCCACAAGCTGATAGCATTAAAGCATGGACTGTTATTTGTGATGGTGACATTGCTTGCATTGGTAGTTTGGCAAAAACCAATGGATTATGTATTTTGAATAGCGATTTTAATCAAAATATGACACATTCTGCGCTATCAATATTTCGTATTTCTTGCTATATTGTTGAAGAAGCGTTAAAATATGAGAAAGATATTTATGCTTATGGTAAAATCACGCCTGATAAATATTTGTTAAAATTAGGTTTTAGATTTATTGGAACTATAGATGAGCTGGGGCTTGGGGTTTATAGAACATGACAGGAATTGAAATCGCATTAATAGCAGGAGCGGTTGGAACGGCGGTAAGCGCAGCTGGTTCTATACAGCAGGGTAACGCTGCACGGGCTTCTGCTAATTTTCAAGCTACGCAATATCGGCAACAAGCAAAACAAAATGAAGCGGTGGCACAACGTCAAGGTTTAGAGAAAAAACGTCAGATTGATTTAGCTTCATCACGGGCAAGGGCTTTGAGTGCAGCAAGTGGCGTATCTAGCGCATCACCATCTATCGTTAATTTGTTAGCTGGATTAGATAATGAAGCGCAATATGCGCTTGATAGTTCTATTGTGGCAGGACAAGAAAGCGCAACAGGGTTGAATACTGCTGCTGATGTTCAAGTATTGGCAGGAAGGAATGCTAAAAAAGCAGGATTATATGGTGCGATTGGCGGTATATCACAATATGCTTTAATGGCTGGCGCAACTGGTGGCTCGACAGGAAGCAAAAAATTACCATGGCAAACGGCTGGCAATGTTAATCCAGCGGGAGGATATTACTAATGCCACGCTTACCATCGGCACAGGATATAAATAGACAAACGCCATCTTATGATAGGCAGTTTGTTGCGTTGCCTGAAGACCCAACAGGGAAAATAATGCAACAAGCTGGTAATCAGTTGCAAAGAACTGGTGCGGTTTTGCAAAATCAAGCAATAAAAACGCAACGCTATGAAGCGAAATTGATGGAGCAAGAAAGGCAGAAAGTCACACAGTTGCAAAAAGCACAATCTCAAACTGCGCTTGTGCAGGATTTTAATGATTGGTATGCGCAAGAATTAAGTAATCCTGATTATTCAACAAAACCAAAGCGATTTAATGAGTTTGCGCAAAAAACATTACAAAAATATTCTAGCAATATCACTGATGATCGTGAGCGTTCATTGTTTGAATTATCCGCAAAGCAGGACATGTCCAATTATGGATTAAAGCTAAATGAAAACGCTTATGAAATGCGTAACAAACAACTGGTTGCTGGTTTAGATGTAACGTTTGACCGCACGATTAATCAGATAAGCGCAACAGATGACCCAAATACAATGCAGCGATTAATGCAAACTCAAATAGCGGAAGTTGATACTTTGATTGCTGCGGGCGTATTGCCTCCAGACAAAAGACCTGAGATAATATTAAAAATTCAAAACGCAACTGCATTTTCACAGTTGAGCAAAAAATCACCTCAAGATTTACTTAAGATTTTCAATGGCAATTCGGGTGGATTTGATGCTGCTATTGATATTGTTTTGCAAAATGAAGGTGGTTATGTTGCCAATGATGGCAATAGTGGCGCACCTGCAAACTTTGGAATTAATCAAAAAGCCAATCCTGATATTGATGTTGCCAACTTAACTACTGACAAAGCCAAGCAATTATATAAAGAAAGATATTGGGACAAATATAATTTAGAACAAGTTCCTAATGATGTGCAAGCAATCGTGTTTGATGGTGTGGTTAATCATCGCAGTGATTTTGCGAAAGAATTAGTTGATGCAGCTAAAAATGGTGCGTCATTAGATGATATTAAAAATATGCGCAATGAAGAATATATGCGCCTTGCATCGCTTGACCCTGCAAAATATGAGCAGTTTTTAGGCGGTTGGCAAAACAGATTAACTAAGTTTGATGGCAGCGATGACGCTGCATTGTTAAATTATGTTACCCCTGCGCAACAGAAAACATTAAGAAACACAACTTATGGATATGTAAAAAACAATATATCCACCGAGTTTGAAGGAATAAAAAAAGCCACGTCAGAAAATGCAGTTATTCCAAATGAAGTGTTTGCTAACCTTGTTACGCAAGCAAATCAAGTTGGCGAGCCTGAATTAGCCAATAAGATAAAAACCTATGGCGATAACCAACAAAATATATCGCTATTTTCGGGTAGACGCATAGATGAGCAAGTTTCTCAATTATCAGAATTGCAAATGGAATTAGGGAGTGGCAACACAAAAAATGCAGAATTATATGGATTGCTAAAAGAAACTCACGCTGAAAACCTTAAAAGAATTGAGAAAGACCCACTGGATTATTATGCTAAAAGCGGTTTAACTGCGCCAGTTGTTCCGCTTGATTTATCTTCGCAAGAATTGGATAGTAATGCAGTTTTTAGAGAGCTTATTTCACGCCGTGAAAGCATTAACGAGATTAAATCATTTGAAGGTAATAATCTCAATATTCCGATTTTATCAGAAAATGAAATTGATGCGCTTAAAGTTGATTTTGAGAAAGGTGAGCCAAGTGCGTTTGTTGCAAAAATAGCTGCATTAAAAGAAGTCATGACCCCAGATGAACTTGAAAGAGTTGCATATAAAGCATTCAAAGCCAATAGTTCATTTGCGGTTGCATTAGCACAAGAACCACAGGTTGCTACCGCAATTATTGAAGGTGAAAGGTTGCCAACTGAATTTAAGGCTGGCGATTTCAGAACCGAATTAAACTCTATATTTGATGGCATGTTCGTTCCTGCATCTCAAGTTGAAGGCTTAACCAATGCTCTAACTTCATATTATAAAGCGATGGATTATCGTAATACACAAGTTGGGGAAGGAAGCAGCGACAAAACTGTTATTGATACCAATTTAATAACTAAAGCCGTTACAGACATTATCGGCGCACCAGTTGAATTAGATAATGGTAGCAAAGTTTTCTCATTCAAAGATAATGCGGGAAATATGGTTGATGAAGATATTTTGCAAAGCGCAATAGACGATTTAACAGATAAGCAAATTATACAAATAAATGGTGGATTACCTAGAAGCGATATGGGTGATGTATCTGTTGATGAATGGCGTGATAATGCAATTTTAGCATCTATTGGTGACGGACAGTATGGCGTTATCCTCAATGGCGCAAGATTACTTGATGGAGATGGCAAAACATTTGTGTTAAACTTGAAAAAAATTATAAACGGAAACTGATATGGGTGCTTCTTTTCTAAAAAGTGGAATTGATTATTTGCCAGCTTATTCACCAAATACGCAATCAACAGGCGCATTAGAAAATGCAACAGTGGCAACTAGTGCGTTTTTTCGTAAATCAGAAGTTTATGATTATAACCTTGATAAGAAAATATCAGAACGTGATGATTTTATTAAAAATAATTTCACAGATTTTGATTATGTTGGCACTGCAAAATTGGAAGCTGAAAAAGCTATGCCAAAACCTGAAGGGTTTTTTGAGAAATTCACGCAACCAACACCAATAGAAGCATCTTTGCAACAAAGAAACCTTAATGACAAAACATACTCGTTGCTTGATGCGCAAATTATTGAAGGTAGAAAATCTAATCCTGAAAAATGGGCGGGAATTAACACAACAGAAGAAATAAAGCAATATTATAATCAAGAAATAAACTCACAAAGGCAGGTTGTAGCAGATTACTCTTCTCGTGGTGCGGGAACTACATCAAAGTATGTTGCGCCTTTTGTGGGTGAAATTGCTGGTTCAATGCTTGACCCTATTAATATTGCCACGTTACCACTTGGAATGGGCGCAGCTAATGGGATATTAAAAACTATTGCAGGTGAAGCTGCAATTAATATGGGAATTGAGGCAACACAATTACCAGCTAATCAGCGTGTTGAAACTGCCCTTGGAACGCCAATGAGCGCATCAGATATGGCTTTACAGGTTGCAACGGCTGGTATTGGGGCAGGAGTTATAACAGGGGTAGCAAAAGGATTGCCTCCTGCTTATAACTTTATTAGAAATCGTGCAAATCGTATTGAGGTAATGAATAAAATTGTAGAAAGTCCGATTGCGACTAAAGCACAAAGATATGCTGCAAAATGGATAAACCGAAAAGCGCAAGTTGAAGATAATATCCCACAAGAAATCATTGAAGCGGTGCAAACCACTAATCCAAATATCACGCCTGAAACTGCTATTAATAAAGCTGTGCAAATCCATAGAGAGAACTTGCAAGAAACATTAGATGCGATTGAAGCGGGTCGACAACCTGATTATAATAGTATTCCTAGATACGATGCAAATGATGATATTTTAGCACCGCAACCAGCTAATATTAGGGTTGATAATGCAGAGCAAATCAATAGAACTACCCTAGGAATAGAGCAATCTATTCCTAGGGCTGAAACCATTATTGCAGATTGGAAAACTAACAAGACAAAAGTTCAAAATACTTGGAAACAGAAAATAGGCTATAATCCAATAGCTTTTCATCAATGGGTTAAGCAACAAGGCGGGGTGGTTGATAAAGGCGGAGAACTTAAAGCACGTGACATTACTCCAAAAACATTTGCTGGCGGTATTCGTGCTGAATACAAGGGTAATCGCAGTAAAGGTTATGAAAAAAACATTGACCGCAAAACTGGTTTTGCAGTTGGTTCAATGGAACAATTTAATGTTGATGGCACTGGTGGATTATTGCAGCGTGCTATTAATGAAGGTTATTTTCCACAAGCGCAAGGTGTTGAATATTCTGATTATGCAGCCATGGTAAATAATGCGCCAACTATGGACGATTTTTATGATTTACTAGCAAAATCAATTCAAGAAGAACCTATCTATAAGCAATCAGATGTTGATGCAATGCGCAACTGGGAACAAGCTAATGTTGGCACAGTTGAAAGTAATCCTTATGGCATAACCAACCGCACAACGCCTTATGAATTAGCGCAAAAACTATATTATGAAAAATTAGATTTGCGTGACCAAAAGCGTAATTTAATGCACAATAATATCCATGAAAAGCTAATGGCAACAGGGCGTAATGACCTGCCATTATGGGAATATCAAGATATGATTATGACGAGCTATGATAGCTTTGTTGAAAGATATGGTGATGTTGATGATGCGTTTGAAGCTGCTATTAATAATTTCTTTGACGGGTTGGATATTGGCAGCAACCAAGGCGCATTTTCACCTAACGATGCACGGATATTATATCAAGGTGGCAATAATAATTATGAATTACCAGAAAATTATACATTTCGTGAAACAATTTCAAATGAAGTTTATAAAAAAGAAAATGGTGAGTTTGCAGTAGGTAAAAATAATAAAATTAAATTATTCATAGATTATACATTAACCGAAGCAGAACGAAAAGAAAGCCCTAATTTAGTTAGACAACAAGTTGCATCTATTGATTTTTACATTGACCCAGAAAAACCAAATGAAATGGAGTTTGATAGCCCTTTCACAAAAGAAGCACATAGGAAAAAAGGCGTTATTAAAGCTGCTATTCAGAAAATATTTAATGATTATCCAAATGTTGAAATTATAAAAAACTCTACTGGAACAACCACAGACGGCGCAGCGTTAATGCGCAGCCTTGGTAGCAAAGATGGCAATGTTATCACAAGGCAGGATTTTGAAAATAAAAAATCAACCACCCTATACCAACGTGGCAAAAAACAACCCCCAGACAACTCCACGCCATCACTAGAAGGCTTTGAGCCAATATCGCAACGTGAATTAATTGAGCGTAAAATGGAAGGCGCAAGCAAAGCCAAGGTTGCGCAGAAAGGAATGCAGGGTGAAACTAACTTGTTTGACCAGTCAGAATTAAAGCAGGATACTTTATTTCAACCCGCAAAAGGCTCTATCACATTTAACGGCAATCAAGCCACAATCACGCTTTTCAAAGATGCGGACGCTTCAACGTTCATTCATGAAATGGGGCATTTTTACACTAATATGATGCGTGAATTGGCAGCGCATGAAAAAGCACCAGCGGAATTAAAAGCTGATTGGGAAACCATGGAAGATTTGGTCGGTGCAGAGCGAGGACAGAAATTCACAGTTGAGCAGGAAGAAAAACTTGCTCGTGGCTTTGAGCAACATATGCGAGAAGGAATTGCGCCAAATGAGCAGTTGAAATCGCTATTCGCAACCATGAAAGATTGGTTGATGCAGATATATCAATCATGGCGTGACCTTGATGTTGAATTGAACGATGACATAAGGCAAGTTTTTGATAGATGGCTAACGCCTGATGTTACCAGAAAATACGCATCTAAAAATGATAGCTATGATGCGATAATGGCTGCAAAGCTAAGTAATGACCAGACACTATTCAGCACAACTCAAAGCGCAAATGATTTATTCTATGAGGCTGGTGACTTCTATGTTTCAACCATGCAGGAAGCTATTTTACAACCAAGCACTAGCGTGAAAGCATTAAAAGATTATCAAGCGATTGTTAATTTTGTTGGTGGCGATATGCGCACTCCGCTTAATGTTGCGCAAAAACAACAGATAGCAGATGCAGTTGAAACACATTTTATGACTGGCAATCCACCAAATGAAGAATTAAGGGAAGTGTTCAGCAATATGCGCAAACTTGCATCATCTAAATATGAAGAACTATGGAATAGTGATGCTTATATTCCTGATGATATAGTGGCAGTTATGGATAAATGGCGACAACCAGCTATGATTGAGCCTAATGATTTTGTCACCAATAGCGTGAATGATAAATCCATTCCACCGCAATTAGAGTTTGAGCAAAGCGAGATTGATTTTGCGCAACAGGCAGATTTTGCAAGGTTGGTGCGTGATTTTGGCGATGAAATTGACGAAGTAACTGGCTTGTCATATAATGACATAAATGCTATGATTGAGGCTGATAATAATATAATCGCTGCAATGCAAACGTGCGCAAGGTAAGAAATGAGTTTTTTAGATTGTATTAAATCCACCGCTGCATTAACTCCCGCACAACGGCAGCAGATTGAAAAAGATTATGAAAAGCATTATAAAACTTATCAACAAACTATTGGCGATAATGAGGCTGCGCATCTTGCTGCAACTAGGGTGGTGCAATCCACCATCATAGAATTAAATGCTAAAAATAAAGCGGCAATTAATGATATATTAACTTATCGTCAGATAAAAGCAAAGCATGGTAAAATTGCAGACACTTATGAATTAGAGCGCAATGAAGCTGGTAAAATAGGTGAGGCAACTTATATTTATGGTAAAAACACTTATGCAGCGCATCAAATATTAGAGGAAGGATACACCGCACAGCTTGCCAAACAACGTGAATATACGATGATGGCTGGTGAAGTTATAGAAAAATTCCGTTCAAAAGCACTTGGATTTGCGCAAGATTGGAAGGGCTTTAAGAATATCGTTGCTGAAATATTGCAAAAAGACAGTGGTGATGCCTATGCTAAGGCAACCGCTCCAAAGGTAAGTGAATTATTTGAATATATGGGCAATGATTTTAGAGGCGTTGGTGGCGTAATGGGGAAACTGCCTAATTACTTTCCGCAAAGGTTAATTGCTTCAAGAGTTGCGCCTCCAAAATTAGACGATAATATTGCGTTTGAGCAATGGTATAATGACATGATGCCCACTCTTGCATGGGATAAGATGATTGACGATAGAACTGGAATGCCATTTTTGGTTCATGCAAGAAATCAATTACCCATTGATGGTGAAGAATATGTAAAAAATGTAATTATGAAAGGTTCTTTTGAAAACATTAAATCCCAAGGATTAAATGATATTCTAGGGGCGATTGAAGATGAGAAAGTTATCACTGGTGGCAGAGGCGGAATGATGATGCGCCGTTCATCATCACGCTTTTTTGTTTATAAAGATGCTGATAGTTTTTTTAAAATTAACGATAAATACGGCGTTGGTGATGAAGGGCTTTTTGATACATTTATGGCACATATTGAAAGTATGGCTAGAGATGTTGGCACGATGAAAGTATTAGGTGCAAAACCTAGAAATCAATATCAGCGCATTAGGTTACTTGCTGCACAAGATGGTGAAAAGAAAACCATGATTGACGCTATGTGGAAAAACTTAAGCGGTGAAATATTGGGCGTTGGCAATGAGCGTGTAGCAGGACGTTATTATTTGTGGCGTGGAATAAATAACTTAGCAAGGGCAGTATTCCTAACTAAAGCACCACTTAGCACATTATCAGACCAAGCCTCAATGCGACAAATGGCTAAATTAAACGGATTGCCTCAATATGCGTTGGCTAAAAGCTATTTGAAAATATTAAACCCAGCAGACGCAACCGATAGACGATTTGCAAGGCGAGCGATTTTAATCTCACAAGCTGCATCTGGCAATAGCATTAGGCAAGCAAAATATGCAGCTTCAATGGAGGTGCGCAACACTGATACCAGATGGGGCAAGTTTGATAATGCCATGGGTGGTTTTTCTGATATGCAGCACCGATTAACTGGAATGTCAGTTATAACCGATGCGACACGTCAATCATCATATATGGCTATTGGTGGCTTATTTGATGAATATAGAACGCTAAAATTGCCATACAAAGAATTGCCTGATTTGCTAAAAAAATCCATGGATAAGTTTGGACTTGGCGAGAATGAATATAACGCTATCATGCGTGGAAAGCCAACCATGATGGAAGAAGATTTAGGTTATCTTTTGCCTGAAGGAATGGATAAAGCGGATAAAAAAATCGCATTCAAATATGAAATGTGGTTAGCGGAATTATCGCAACAATCATCAAATGAAAGTCGTTTATTCACGCAAGCGGTAATGAATGGAGGGCAGGAGTTCGGCACTGGTGGCAGAGCAATGCTTGGTTCAACTTTGATGTTTAAGAGCTTCATGGTAACGCAAACCATTAACCATATTGCGCCAATAATAAGGCGCGCATCTGCAACAGGTAAAATTGGTGAGTTATCTAGTTATTTCGTTGCATTAACATTAATGGGCGCATTGACGTTAGAATTAAAATCATTGACAGGTGGATTTACCGCAGAAGACCCGACAGATGGCGCATTTTGGGTAAGGGCAGCTTTGCAAGGTGGCGCAATAGGGTTATTTGGCGATTTAATTCAAAACGATGTTTCTTTATATGGCAAAGATTTTGGCGACTTATTAAGTGGCGCACCAGTTGGAATCGCAACAGATATTGGCGCAATCGTGGCTTTATCGGCAAAAGCTGCCGTTGGACAGAAAAATGCAAGCAAAAATCTTAGAACAAAATTAGCGCAGGTGACAACTAGATATGCAGCACCGACAAATGTGTGGTATGCTGATTTAATTTTGAACAGGGTAATTATGGATAGCATAGAACGTGCGATTGACCCTAATTTTGATAGGCGCATGCGTAATTTAGAGAAAAGAAAATTAGAAGAACGTGGTGCAGAACCATGGTGGGGTGCAAGATAATGGCAACAGATAGATTAAGCGGAATAACTGGAAGCGTAGCAATAAAAGCACCATGTGTTGCTGCAACCAGTAGTAATATAACGCTATCAGGATTACAGGTAATAGATGCACCATTTTCTATCACTGTAGTTGAAGGCGATAGAATATTAGTAAGATTACAAACCAATGAAACACAAAATGGCATCTATATTGCATCAACAGGCGAATGGGTGCGCAGTGCTGATTTCAACGGCGCAAAGGATATTGTTGCAGGAACTTATATTCGGGTGAATAAAGGAACACATCAAGGTTTATGGTATATCAATAATAATGACCCTATAATCATTGGAACTTCAGCAATAACATTCACTAAAATTATTGATAATTCCTCTCCTAATTTAGGTGATTTAATTGGTAATAGTGATGATATAACTCAGGGAAGCACGCAATTATTTTTAACAAGTTCTGAACGTAGCAAGATTGCTGGGCTTGGCACTATTTCAACTCAAAACGCAAATAGTGTAACGGTGACAGGTGGTAATGCAACCCTCGCTGGCGGCACGTTTGATGATGTTTTTACCACGGATTTACAAGCTGCAACAAGTGCAGGACTTAACTTTAAGACAAATAGTGGCACTACTGCATTTAGTTATGGCGGAGGTGGTAGCACTACGCTTGCGTTGCAGGGTAACCTTACATTTGGAGGCACAACTCTTACTGATACAACTGGCGCAGATACAAAACTGGTAAGCGGGACGGCTGGCACTAATGGCAATGTTGCTATGTGGAATAGTGACGGCGATGCGGTTGATGGTGGCGTAGTTGCTGCAAATATATTAGTTGATGGCGATATTGGTTCTGTAGTGCAAGCCTATGATGCTGATATATTAAAGGCTGATACAACAGATGTGCTTACTGTTGGTTACGCCACAACGCCATATAATGCTGGCACTATATCAAGTGGCACTTTTACCCCTAATGAGGCAAATGGACAACAACAATATTATACTAATGGCGGGGCGCACACATTAGCACCACCAACAAATAATACAGTTCTTACTATACAGGTCAGTAATAATGGCAGTGCTGGCACAATTACCATAAGTAGTTTTACGATTGTAACAGGTGATGCGCTTACTACAACAAATGGCGATGATTTCTTTTTGCGTATTGAAAAATTAAATGGATTTTCTCAACTTCATGTAACGGCTTTGCAATAATGTTAATGATTAATCAATCAATGATGGGAATAGGTGAAGCTGGTGTCGCTGGTGGCAATGATGCAGTGCAATTTTGGGATGGTAGTAATGTTGCTAATAAGGCAAGGTTGCGCACCAATTCATCAAACCTAATTCAAGGTTATGGAACGCTTGCTTTTTGGGTAAAGCTTAATAGCTTAACATTGACAGTCGCAACATCTTTATTTAATACTGCAACAGACAATGGAATAAAGGGGTTGCAAGTTAGAATTGGCACTGGAGGCGCATTAATTTTTGCTGCTATAGATAATTCTGGCAGTAACGTTTTATCTGTAACGGAAAGTAGTTTTTTTTCATTAGATACATGGACACATGTAATGATTGAATGGGATTGCACAGGGACAAACAAATATGTCAAGATTGCAAAAAATGGTAGTTTTCTTTCAAATAATAATATCTCTAATTCAAATGTGTTTTTGATAACTAATTCATTAACATTAAATGGAACTCCAACTGATGCAAGCACACAAGAGCCAGTAAGCCTATATGATGTGTGGTATGATTTAGTTAATCCTGATATTTCGCTATCTGCAACTAGAGAAAAGTTTATATTGGCAGGTTCACCAGTTAATCTAGGCGCAAATGGCTCGCTTCCTTTTAGTTCGCAACCACGTTTATTTTTAAGCGGTGGATTTTCTCAATGGAAGCAAAACAAGGGAAGCGCAACACTACTTGATACTAATTCAGGACAGAGTGGGTTTTTTAATCCAAACACGCCTGATTATTTTACCGTATCACCGACCACGCCATAAAAAAATCAATGACAAACTTTTATAGAAAAGGTATAATAATTTCATGACAACAACATCACGGATTGAAGGTTTAGAAACATCTTTAGCTATAAAAGCTCCAGTGAAGGTTGCCACTACTGCAAATATTGTTTTGTCAGGATTGCAAACGATTGATGGTATTGCTTTACTTGAAAATGATAGGGTTTTAGTAAAAAACCAAACGCTTGGCGCAAATAATGGGATATATCTTGCTTCCACTGGTGAATGGGTAAGGGCGCAAGATTGGAACGGCGCACGAGATGCAGCAAAAGGAACACGTATATTTGTCACTGATGGTTCAACAAATAGCGATAAAATATTTTATATAACTACTAATAATCCAATAGTTATTGGCACAACTGTAATTGTTTTTGCAGCCGAGGATACTTCGGGCTTTGATGCAATATCTCCTATTACGCAATTAGGTGATATTATTTATGGTGGTTTAGATGGCGTATCTGAGCGTTTGGGTGGTAACATAACCACCACACGTAAGTTTTTATCTCAAACTGGCGATGGCTCAAACAGTGCTTCCCCTTCATGGCAGGGGGTGGCAATATCAGATTTGCCAACTGTAACAATCGCCAAGGGTGGCACTGGCGAAACTGTTAAAGCTGCTGCATTTGATGCACTTGCACCAAGCACAACCAAGGGCGATTTAATAGGTCATAATGGCACGGATAACATAAGGTTGCCTGTTGGTGCTGATGGTGCGGTTTTAGTGGCAAGTAGTGCATCTGCAAGCGGTTTAGCGTGGGATACAGTGGCTGGCGGTTCTAGCGTATTTGATGATAGCGTATTTCGTATTCAGGATAATTCAGACAGCACTAAAAAACTAGCATTTGAAACATCAGGGATTTCAACTGGCACAACTCGCACATTAACCCCACCTAATGCAAGCGATACGATTGTTGGGGCAACAGCTGCGCAAACATTAACTAATAAAACACTTACATCACCAGTAATTAGTAGTATTAGCAACATTGGCACATTAACACTTCCAACCAGCACAGATACGCTTGTCGGGCGTGCAACCACTGACACATTGACGAATAAAACGCTTGTATCACCAACAATCACTGGTGGCAATATTAATGCAACCACGTTGCAAGTTGGCGGAGTTAATGTTCTTACTGCTGCAAGTATAGAGTTAGATGATTTGAATGATGTTGATACCACTGGCGCAACAGTTCATGGTGCGAATTATGTATTGGAATATAGCAGTGTATCTGGCGGATATACGCTTGACACTGTAACTGGTGCGGGTGAGGTTAATACGGCAAGCAATGTTGGTGCAAGTGGTGCTGGAGTATTCAAGCAAAAAACTGGCACTGATTTAGAGTTTAAGAAGCTGGTAGCGGGTAGTAATGTCACTATTACTGGTGGCACGAGCGATATTACTATTAGCGGTGGGGCAGGTGGTGGCGCAAGTGCGTTAAATGATTTAACAGATGTGGTAATAACTTCGCCTTCTTCTGGGCAAGTGGTGAAATATGATGGTTCTAATTGGGTTAATGCAACTGTGGCAGGGGCTTTTGGTGGTAACTATACAGATTTAACGGAAGTTAATTCTGTTAATTATACCACTGGTAAGTTTGCAGATATATATACTATAGATAACGGCAGAAGGCTTCAGTTTAATCATACAAACACTTTTCCAACTGATAATTTTAGTTTTGGAGTGGAAAGATTTGCCAATCAAACAGTGGCTAGGGGGGATGGTAATGTTTGCACTTCTATGAAGGTAAGAACTGTTGCAGCTAATGGCAATGCTGATTTTGAATGGAACTTAACGCCCATACTTGAAGATTATGGGCAGGGTGAAAATTGCGCATTTTATGCGACGGGGAAACGTATGGCATCAAGTGCGCTTTATGGTACTTGGGCTGGAGTTTTTGAACTGCGTGATATAACTGGAGATAACTTAAGTCCACTATGTGGACTTGAAATTGATATATTAACTAATGGTATGGATAATAATCGTGCTAGAATTGGACTAATGATTATTAATGGGCGTGGGCAGCTCACTGGTGGAGGAGTAACAGATTATACTGCTGCTGCTGCAAATATACATTGCGCCATGCAAATTGAGAGCTTTAGTTATGATACATTGTCAAGCCCTGCTGCGCCAAATACTATGGTTAATGGCATTTTAATTGGTGACAATTTCAAAAGAACTCAGCTAGGAATTGCTGCTGGAATGTCATGCACCAATGGACTGAATATTTTTACAACAGGCTCAACTGGAATATGGGATAGGGGCGTAAAAACTGTAGGTATATTGCTTGAAGGAACATATACAGGTGGTAATGCTCTTCGTATTCCTGCATTATCAACTATAGGTTTTGATATAAACGGAATTGTAACGCTTGGTTTTGATGGCACTTGGTTATCGGCTAATAGGGGGCTTTCAATAAATGCGAATAATGGGAGTGCTTATCTTAATGGTATTGGCAATGGTGGTTGGGGTGTTGACATGCAAGCTGCTTCATTGGCTAATGGTTTAATTAGAGGGCAATCTTTTGAGATTGGCAGTGGAGGTTTATTAAATTGGAAAACATTAGAGAATTACGGGACTTTTACAAATTTGAAACATGGGGGAATACCATATAGTGGAAGATTTATTCGTGTAAGTATTAATGGACGTGGAACTGATGCTTACATTCCAATTATGGTAGCTGACTCTAGCAATCCAAATTAAAAGAAAATTAGACAAAACAAAGAAAAACATGACAACGAATAAAAAATTCAATTTTACTAGAATAATAAAAAGATTTTTTAATGTTAAAATAATATATATTTGCAATGTTGAGTTTTACATAATTGATAATATACTGTATGATACATTTTATGGAGCTTTGAATGGATAAAGAATTAGAAAATATACGATTAAAAAAACATCTTTTTTATACGCAAATGCAGTTAGTTCAATATATGATTAAAGAAATTGAGCAACAAGAGCAAATGTATCTAGCGCAGCAAGGAGAGCAAGATGGTGGACAAACAAATAGGGGCTAGAAATACATCTGTAGTTTTACAGGCAAACGCAACTAGCACAGTTGCAGGGGCGGAATGTGAAATTACTGATGCTGGAAGATATAGGTATTATATTGAAGAAGTCACTGGCACGCTTGATACTGCTACACCTCAACTTTTTGTGAAACCCAAAGATGCTGCATCTGCAAAAGTATATTCGGATGCTAAAACTGGTGATACGGCAACAATCACCTCAAGCGAAACCGCTGCAACAGGTTCAGCTTCTATTGAAGTGCAATTATGCGCTTTTGATATTGTGACTAGCCAAAATACTGTGGTTGGTGGAACTTATAATTATAATGCAATCCTTAGTAAAATAGAATAATAAAATGATAATCGGCAATGTCATAACCCCTGTTATTGGCTCAATTTTTAGAGGCTCGGGAGGAGCGCAATTTATGGCAAGTTTTAAGTCTACTATTGAAGTATCAGCGGAAAATTATACTATTATCAGCTCTAATAAAAACACGTTAATTAATGTAACGTC